ACCGCTGCACCTTTTAAGCCTTTTATTTTTAGTTCGTTTTTCATAGTATATCCTTTAAAGTTGTTAATAAAATTTAGTTATGCCTAGGGTTATAATTAATAAATAAACATAGGTCAAGCGTTGATTTTCCAACAGCTGAACAATAAACAACCAAAACAGCCCAGACTGGCAGAGTTCAGCCATAATACAGCTAAAACTTTTTTTTCACTATTTTATTAATAAGATGTTTGCAGATGTTGCAAGCGAATCAAAATTTACACGTTTTGCAACATTTGACACAACTTGCAAACAAGTTTAGACTGGCGGAGTTCTGCGGTTTTATTCTCTGTTTGTGCAGAGATGTTGCAAGAATGGCAATTACAAGAGTGCAAACATTCTCTATATATCCTTTAAGGATATAGAGATGTTGCAACGTTTGCAGAGTTTTTAATATTTGTTTTTTGTGCCTATTTTATTTATAATTAGTTAATCAATTTAAAAAGGAATCGAATCAAATGGCTGGACAAAAAATCACAAGGCAACAGTTAAAACATATTAAGGATAATTATCCAGAAGAATCCGAGCTAGAGAATCTATTGTTTGAAGCTGTAATAAATGGTGCTTCATTTAGTAAGATTGTGAAGGGTCAAATTGAATCTTTAAAAGGCTTTACCAGAAAAGGAAAAGGTTCTCTTACTTGGGGGTTGTTTTATAAGTACCTTGACACGCCTTCAAAGGCTTTTCCAGAAGGAAAAAGAGAAGCACTAACACATGCACGAGAGCAATACCAGATTCAAAAGGCGCATGATTTAGCTCAAGAAACTGTAGAGATTGCCGACTCAACTGACCTTGATAATGAGTCTATCAATAAAAGTAAGCTAATGATTGACTCACGCAAATGGCTCGCTGGTTCTTACAATGCACAGTTTAAAGCTGGTGCAACCAATCAAGTTCAAGTTAATATTTCAACGAATGACCTTCATCTGGAAGCTCTAAAGAAAGTATAAACTGTTCATTTATTACAATGATTGAACAATTAACAGCAATTATTACTGTAAAAGATGTATTAGCTTTTTGCTAAGTTATTGATTTAATTGACTTTTCTGAGCCAAGACCCCCCTTGTCTTGGTATATGTGGGGGTAGGGGTTACCAATTTCCAACCTACCAATCTAAAAAAAATTTGATAAACCCTAGCGAATATAACAATATCTTGTATCTATACTAACTAGCAACCCCTACATAATGTATATATACCTAGCAAAAAAAAATTTTTTGTTATAGAATAACCTTTTATAACGCTAAATGTAGCGACAAAAAGGAATCAACTATGGTTACTCGGTATGATGCTCAATATGACGTACATGACTTATTAGTCAAAAACCTACCAGAAGTTAAGAAAGAAAAAACTTCTAACCCTAAGAAATCTAAAAAAACAAAATCGGTTAAAACATAATGAAAGATATTTACGAAGCTAAAGACGTAGGCGATATGTATGGTGAGTCAGACTCAGAATTTTATGACGGCAACGAAAATGGAGAGCCTAGCAACGAAGATTTAACTGGAACAGTTAGCTCCGCTATAGATGATGCCGTTGATTTTATCGACAACACCATTTCGCCAATAAGAGCTACTGCCATTGAATATTACCAAGGGTTGCCATTCGGCAACGAAGAAGCTGGGCGAAGCCAAGTTGTTAGTAGAGATGTTCACGATACTATCGCTGATATTATGCCTAGCCTTATGCGTATCTTTTTCTCAACAGAGAATGTTGTTGATTTTGTACCTTTCGGCAGAGAAGATATTAAGAGTGCCGAACAAGCTACCGATTTTATTAATAGCGTAGTTTTACAACAAGACAATGATGCCTTCACAACTTTTTATAACGCTTTTAAGGATGCCTTACTTTGTAAGAATGGTATCGTTAAGTATTGGTGGGATGATAACTACCATGCCGAGTATTTTGAATACGAAGCATTGGATGATGACGCTCTGGCTGTTTTAGAGTCAGATAGCGAAGTCGAGATTATCAAAATTAAATCCTACCCTGACCCAGCATATCCTACTCCAGAAGCAACTGTCCAAGTCAACCCAGAGGATATGGGCGACATGATGGAAGGTATGATGGGAGGTTCTGGCGAGTTAATGGAAGAAGAACTGCCTATGGAAGATACAATCGTTGATGAGACTGTTGTTGAGATGGGCGGACAAGAATTAGGCGGCATGGGCGGAGAAATGTCTCCAGAGCAGATGATAGAGCAACTCTTACCACCACAGGCTCAAGAGGTTATTCCTGAGTTAATGCAACAATCTATGATGATACCACAGTTGCATGATGTGAAGTTAAAGAGAAAAAAGGATGGTGGTTGCATTAGAGTAGAAAGCCTACCACCAGAAGAATTTCTTATAGACCGCAACGCAACCTCTATGGATGATGCGTATTTAGTCGGTCATAGACGTTATCTTACTGTATCGGAACTTGTTGAGATGGGTTACGAGTATGATGATGTTATGCAATATGCGTCTCCTTATGATATGGAAATGGATGATAACGCTGAATACAGAGCTAGACATCCTCTAGGTGTTGATACGACTGACAGCGACCAAGACGATAGCAACCTTAAAGTGCAGTATATCGAAGCCTATATGAAGATTGATATGACTGGTGATGGTATGGCAGAATTAAGGCGAGTATGTTGTCTTGGTGATAGCTACGAAATTAGAAAAAACTATCCTTGTTCACATATACCTTTTGTATCTTTCTGTCCTGACCCAGAGCCACATACGTTTTTTGGAACGTCTATAGCGGATGTTACACAAGATATACAGAAAGTGAAGTCTATGATACTTCGTTCTATGTTAGATAGTTTAGCTTTATCTGTTCATCCTAGAGTTGCTGTTGTTGAAGGACAAGCAAATATCGAAGATGTAATGAATACAGAGGTTGGCGGTATTATCCGTACTCGTAACGCTGGTGCAGTACAACCTTTTAACGTACCCTTTGTCGGTCAACAAGCCTTTCCTATGTTGCAATACATGGATGAGATAAAAGAAAATCGAACTGGCATATCTAAGGCATCAATGGGATTAGACCCTGATGCTCTACAATCTGCTACAGCTTCTGCTGTTAATGCAACTGTTCAAGGCGGACAACAGCATATTGAGTTGATAGCTCGTATCTTTGCTGAGAAAGGTATGAAGCCATTGTTTAAAGGTATCTTAAAACTTTTAAGTACCCATCAAGATAAAGAACGAATGGTACGATTAAGAAACGAATGGACACCTATCGACCCTAGAGCATGGGATGCTGGTATGGATGTAGTTGTTAATGTTGGTCTTGGCAATGGTTCTTCACAAGAAAGGATGCAATATCTAAGTGTTATATCTGGTAAGCAAGAACAGATATTACAAACATTAGGTGTTGACAATCCTTTAGTTGAGATGACTCAATACAGAAACACAATGGCAAAGATGGTAGAGCTTGCTGGATTTAAAGACGCTGGAATGTTCTTTAAAGAAGTACAACCATTAAGCCCAGAGCAAAAAGCTATGATGCAACAACAGAAGAAACCTGACGCTGCTGAACAGTTAATCCAAGTGCAAATAGAAGAAATTAAAGCTGATATGGCTAAATCTGCTGCACGATTAGAGCTTGATACAGAGAAAATGAAACGCTCTGATGACTTAGATAGAGACAAGTTAGACTCTGAAATACTACTAAAAGCAGCTGAAATTGAAGCTAAATATGGTTCTAAAGTAGAAACAGCAGTTATACAGGCTTTAGTTGAAAGAGACAGGGAACAAATGAAACAACAACAGAATCTTATAAGTACAATGAATAGAGGTATTCCTCAATGACCCAAGAAATAGATGATATTATTTTATTTGGTAAAAATGCAAAACGAATATTAGAGGATATAACTTTTAAGACTGTACTAGAAAGTATTAAAGAAGATGTATTCCATGATTGGCAAACAACGTCATCAACTCAAGAAAAGGAACGAGAAAAATTATATTCTCTCTTAAAGGCTATAGACCTTTTAGAAGAAAAAATGTGGGCGGTTTCTGATAACGCTCATGTTCTTAAAATTAATTCAGACAAATTAAAAAGTAGAAAATAATATAAAAGGAGTTTAAAATGAGTGAAGCGACACCCCATATAGCGGATGAGCCGTTGGAATCGCCAGATAATTTACAAACACTAGACAAGGTAACTAAAATTTTGGAGCGTCAAAACGCCAACCAAAATGAGGAAGCCCAAGACCAGTCGGTAGAAACACAAGACGTTGATACTGGCGAGGAATATGAAGATTCTTATGAAGATAGCTCTGATGAATATGAAGCAGAGTCTTATGAGAGTGAAGAAGATTCCGAACTGTATGCAGACGAACAAATCGAAAGTGATTCGGAAAGCACACCAGAAGCAGAGCCATTATATAGAGTTAAAATAGATGGTGAAGAATTTGATGTACCGCTTAATGAATTACGAAATGGATATTCAAGGCAACAGCATTTTACGAAACAAAGTCAAAAACTTGCAGAAGAAAAGAAAGTTTTTGCTACTGAGTTTCAACAAGTACAAGAGGAACGGCAACAATATGTCCAACTTTTGAGTGCATTAGAGAGCCAAATAAAGAATATGGACTCTCAGCCAGAGCCTGATTGGGACACCCTGTATGAAACAGACCCCATTGAAGCCAGCAGACAACAACATGAGTGGAATCGTTTTAATCAAGCGAAGAATGAAAAACTTCAAGCTGCACAAGCTGAAAAGCAAAGGGTAGCCCAGATTGAACAAAGAGAGCAAATGGAACAATATAAAACCTTGCTTTCTCAAGAAGCTCAGAGGCTACAAGAGGTTATTCCAGAATGGAAAGACCAAAAAAGAGCAGCAAAGGAACAACAAGATTTAAAGAAGTATCTTATAAATCAAGGAGTTTCCGAAGAAGAAGTATCTGCTTTAGTAAAAGCTGACCACGTTAAGGTTTTACGAAAAGCAATGTTGTATGATAAAGGCAAAAGAAAGGTTTCTAACCAAAAAAATAACCCACAAAAAAGAACTAGGGTTATGAAAAGTGGAGCGAAACTAGCACCAAAAGTTCAAGATAAATTTAAGAAAGCGACCTCTAACTTAAAAAAGAGTGGGAAATGGCAAGACGCACATCAAGCCGTTTCTATGTTGTTAAACGAATAAACATTTATAAGGAACTAAACCAATGACAATCATTGCAAATACCTTCACAAGATACGCTTCAATAGGTATCAGAGAAGAACTATCTAATATTATTTATAATATTAGCCCAGAGGAAACACCATTTATGTCAAATGGCGGTAGAGAAACTGTAAGAAATACATTTTTTGAATGGCAAACAGATTCCCTAGCAAATGCAGCTCACAACTATCACATTGATGGTGATGATATTGCAACTTTCCCAGCAACAGAGCCAACAAGCAGAATCGGAAATTACACAAATATTTCCAGAAAACTAATCATCCTAGCAGACAACTTGTCTGTTATTGACGCTGCGGGCCGCACAAGCGAACTGGCTTACCAAATCACCAAAATGGGGCAAGAGCTTAAAAGAGACCAAGAGCATACTTTACTTGCTAACCAAGTAGCAGTAGGCGGTGGAACTGGTACAGCTAGAAGAACTGCTGGTTTACCAGCATGGCTAAAAACAAACTCTAGCAGAGGTACTGGCGGTACAGACCCAACAGTAGCTGGTGGTGTTGTTAATAATGCAGCTGGTGATTCAACTAATGCTAATAAAAGAGCTTTTACAATAGATATGCTTAATGACGTAATTGAAAAAGTTTGGAATCAAGGCGGAACACCAAAAATGCTTATGGTTGGTGGTCATAACAAAACAGTAGTTTCTGGCTTTGCTGGAATTGCGGCTAATCGTTATGAAATATCAAAACCAGAAGCTGGAGTTATTATTGGTGCAGCTGACATTTATGTATCAGATTTCGGTACAGTAAATATCGTGCCTAATAGATTTCAAAGAGACAGAGACGCATTCGTGCTTGACCCTGAGTTTTATGCAACTTGCATACTTCGACCTATCGAAAGTATTGAACTTGCTAAAACAGGTGATGCAGAGAAAAGAATGTTACTTGTTGAGTATGGTCTAAAAGTTAAGAACGAAGCAGCTCTTGGAGTTATTGCGGACTTAACAAACGCTTAAATCAGAATAGGTATGGGGAGGGTGTAAAAACCTTCCCCATAGGAACTGAATATGACAAAAAAAAGACTTATAAGTTTTGACCACGAAACTAAAATTTCAAACAATTTTACTTTTGAAGAAGATGTAACTGGTAATAATGACCATCATTTCGTTTTATCAAGAGAACAAGACGTAACAGCAATCATAAATGATAATAAAGAACAACTTAAAGAAACAGATAAAAGAACTAAATGGGGTGATTGGAACAAAGTCGCTTCTATCCCTATGGTGGTTTATTATGATTTAAAAGCGAAGGGTATACTAGATGACCCAGTAGCTATTAAGAAATGGTTAAATGACCCAGAAAATAAATATTTTAGAACTAGAGAGGGGAATGTTTAATGGCTATTACAAATTATACACAACTTCAATCTTCTATAGCAAGCTGGCTTTTGAGGGATGACCTAACAGCCGTTATTCCTGATTTTATAACATTAGCAGAAGCCCAGTTTAATAGAGAGATACGCAACAGAAAAATGATTAAAAGAGCAACAGCTACTATTGATTCTCAATATAGTGCTGTACCCTCTGATTGGTTACAAAATGTCGACCTTGTTATGGAAACAAATCCTATAACAACCTTACAGTTTGTTACTAGCGAACAACTTGATAGATTAAGGGGTTCAAATTCTACAACTGGTAATCCAGCTGTTTATACAGTTGTCGGACAAGAACTAGAGGTTCTTCCTGTACCAGCATCAAACTCTACACTTACAGGCGAATTAACATATTACGGAAAGATAGATGCCTTATCTGCATCAACCGCTACAAATTGGTTGCTTAATTCTTCACCTGATATTTACCTTTATGGAACTTTATTACAGTCTGCTCCCTACTTAGTTGAGGATGAAAGGATAGCTGTATGGGGTGGTATTTATACCAAATTAATAAACGACCTTAATATTGCCGATTCAAACGCAAGAATCGGAGATTCAACTTTAAGAATAAGAGCAACAGCATTACAATAGGAGATAATTATGAGCTTTTCGGATTACTTAGAAAATAAAATTTTAGCGTATACTTTTAGCGGTACAGCCTTTACGCCAGCTGCCACAAAGTATTTAGCTTTATATACAGTAGCACCAAATGATGATGGTACTGGTGGAACTGAGGTATCAACCTCTAATACTGGTTACGCAAGACAAACAGTAGCTTTTACAACTACTAATTCTCAATCATCTAATACAGCAGCAGTTGAATATTCAACAGCCTTATCAAGTTGGGGAACAGTTGTAGCAGTAGGTGTTTTAGATGCTGCAACAGGCGGTAATTTATACGCAGTAGGAACTTTAGCAGTACAAAAACCAATATCAACTGGTGATGTATTTAGAGTGCCAGCTGGTGATTTAGATATTGATTTAACATAAGGAAATTCAATGCCAACTCGTGATTATAGCGAAGGATTTTACGGAACAAATGTTTATGGCGAGTGGGCTATAACAGATGCTTCTGCGACTGTAACAGCAACTTCATCATTTGGATTTAATGCTGTTAGACAGTATGGGGAAAATCAATATGGCATTAATGCTTATGGAGTTTGGTCTGAAACCGACAGTGGACAAATAACAGCTTCTGCATCATCTAGTCTAGGATTATCCGCAGCTGTTCCTGTTGACACTTATTCTTCTGGTGAATAT